TGGGCCTTACCCGGGAGCTTGTGGCGGGGACCGGGCAGCTGCCGGGGACCTCCCCGGGCATCTCGGGGTCGCCGTCGACCATCCCGCTGGACAAGTCGTCGTTCGAGAGCGAGGACACGCCGCACTGGCTGCCCGACGAGGCGATCCGGGGCTCGATGGCGAAGACGTTCTCGATGATCCTCGGCCCCGAGGACGCGACGTTCTCCTACGGCGGCCCGGCGTTCCTCGACGTTGAGGGGTACTTCCTCGACAACGCGTTCGGGGACCTGAGCAGCACCTACTCGGGGTCGTTCGCGGGGACCACGACGTCGGTCGCCGCGGCGGCGGTCGGGGGGACGACGGTCACCGTGTCGTCCGGGGCGAGCTTCGCCAGCGGCGGCTACGCGCAGTTCGGCACCAGCGCGACCGCCGAGGTGGTGGCCCTGTCGAACGTGGCCGGTTCGGTGCTGACGTTCGCCCAGACGCCGCTGCGGTTCGCGCAAGGCTCCGGGGTGACCGTGTACGCGATCGGGACCGCGATCAGCAACCCGTTCACCCACACGTTCAACATCCTCAACAGCTCGCTCGGCTACGGGGGCGCGTACGGGGCGCAGCCGCCCACCCACACGTGGGGCGACTACCTCGGCCCGATGACCGGCGAGGGCTCCGGGGACGTCACCAACGCGTACGGGATGCGCCTGTACCCGGGGGCGTGCGTCGCCCAGATCGACTTCACCGGCAACAGCGAGCAGCTGCTGATGTGCAAGGTCAGCGGGACGTCCTGGCCGTCGACCCCGGCCGCGTCCGCGCCGGTCAACACGGTGTCGGCGGTGGTGCCGGTCGCGAACTGGCGGTCGATCGTCGAGACGGGCCTGCCGGGGTCGGCCACGACCCTCGGGTCGGTGCCGACCGTCGGCGAGTGGATGGTCAGCATCAAGCGGGAGCTGCAGGTCTACTTCACCGACCAGGGGCTCCAGACCCCCTTCATCATCGCGCGGGGGCCACTGGACGCGACCGGGACGCTGAACTACACGGTGCCCAACGACGAGACGCCGCTCGAGCAGATGCTCCTCAACACCCAGCCGTCCGTGCAGATCGCGATCAACAACGGGCAGGCGGGGACGTCGCTGACCTACCTCGGGCTGACCCTCGCCCTGCACCAGGCGGCGTTCACCAAGGTCAAGCCGAACCGGTCGTCGGTGCTGGTCGGCTACGACGCGGAGTACACGGCGGTCGCCAACTCGACCAACGTCGGCGGCAGTGGCGGCCTCGGGCCGATTACAGCGACCCTCGTCAACAGCATCCCTTGTTACTAGTCGGTAACTTATCCCGAAAGGCGTGATCAGTGCGAGTTGAGCTCCCGTCCGGCGGCTTCGTCGAGGTCCGCGACAAGCTCCAGGCCGACGACAAGTTCGGCGTGCAGAACAGCATCAAGTTCAAGGTCAAGGACGGGAAGGAGCAGGAGGTCAGCGGCGGCATCACCAACGACATGCGCAACGCCCTCCTCGCGAGCATCATCACCGACTGGTCCCTCGACGCGCCGATCCCCTCGAAGGACCCGGGCGCCGGCCTGAAGGCCATCAGGGCGATGGACCTCGACGACTACAACGCCGTGCAGGAAGCCGTCGAGCCGCTGCTGGAGAAGGTGTCGTTCCGCCCAAACCGCGAGACGCCATCCGACTCCGGGGACTCTTCCTAAGCGCCGGCAAGCAGGACCTCCCGCTGCCGGACGACATGCCCGCCGGGACGCTCGAGAGGGAGATGTTCGCCGAGGCGTACGGGTGGACCCCGGAGCAGACCGGCTCGGTCGACCTTGACGCCCTCACCTGGTTCCCCCTGATCCGCGAGGCCAGGCACCACGCCATCGAGGTCGAGCAGAAGCAGCAGGCCAGCCAGAACCGCGCCAAGCGTTAAAAGGGGGCGCGCGATGGCAGGAGCCGACGAGGCGCTCGCGAAGCTGAAGGCGCTGCGGGTCAGGACCCCCGCGATCGCGGACCTCGCCGCGACCGCGATGGGCGCCGTCGCGATGCGGGAGGTGCAGCGGCAGCTCGGCCTCACCGAGCACTCCCTCGGCACCCCCACCCCGTCCCAGCCGGGCCAGCCCCCGTCGCTGGTCACCGGGCAGCTGCGCAGGTCGGTGGTGATGGTCCCGAAGGGGAGGGCGCACGTCCAGGTCGGCGCGACCACGGTCTACGCCCGCATCCACGAGCTCGGCGGGAACGCCGGGCGCAATCACGCCTCCTACCTCCCGCCCAGGCCGTACCTGAAGCCGGCGCTGCGGAAGCTCTCCGAGTCCGGGGCGCTCACCAAGGCGGCGGCGAAGGTCATCCGCGCCGCCCTCGGGGCCTGAGGCCGCGTGGCCGACTCGTTCCTCCCCCCCGCGGTCCTGGACATGATCGTCAACGCCGCCGAGTGGGTCGACGGGCTCGAAACGGCGACGGAGCCGCTCGAGGCGATCAACGACCTGATGGAGGAGACCACCGCGGCCGCCTCGGGCATGGCGGCCGGGATGGGGGCGGCGGCAGACGCGGCGGCGGCGTCCGTGGAGGGCGCGGCCGGGGAGATCGCGGCGTCGCAGGAGGCCATCGGCGCGTCCTCCGAGGCGATGGCCGGCACCGTGTCCGCGTCGATGGGCGACGTCGCGGAGGCCATCGCGGCGGCGGCCGAGGCGAGCGCCCTGTCGGCCGAGCCGCTCGCCGCCTACAGCGAGGCGCTGATAACGGCGGCCGGGTCGGCGGGCGACCTGGCGCTCGCCCAGGCCGAGCTGAAGGCCTCCAGCGCGGAGGTGAAGGCCGCGGTCGCCGACCTGGCCGGGGTCCAGCTGACCGCGGGCAAGGACTCCGAGGAGTACGCGGCGCAGCTGAACGTGGTGGCGGACGCGATGCTGCGGGAGCAGGACGCCGCCTACCAGCTGCGGAACGCCCAGATCGCCGCCGCGGACGCGACGTCGGCGGCGGCCGGGGAGGCAGACGCGGCGGCAGGGCAGGTCGCGGCGCTCGGCGACGCCCAGGTGATCGCGGGGAAGAAGGCCGCCGCGGCGGGCGACGAGACCGAGGCCGCGGGCGGGAAGGCGTCCAAGGGCCTGAAGCTGTGGGGGCTCGCCGCCGTCGCCGGCGTGGCGATCTCTGTGAAGATGGCCGGGGACTTCCAGCAGTCCATGACCCGCCTGGTCACCTCCGCCGGGGAGACACAGGGCAACCTGGCGACGGTCAGCCAGGGGATCCTGTCCATGTCGGTCGCGACCGACACGTCCACGTCGCAGCTGGCCTCCGGCATGTACATGGTCGAGTCCGCGGGCATTCACGGCGCGTCCGGCCTGAAGGTGCTGCAGGCGGCGGCGGAGGGCGCGCAGGCCGAGGGCGCGGACCTCTCCGACGTCACCAATGCGGTGACCAGCGCGATCAACGCCTACGGGATGAAGACCGGCACTGCCGCGCAGGCGCAGAAGTCCGCGAACTCGGTCATGAACGAGATGCTCCAGATCGTCGGCCAGGGCAAGATGACGATGCAGGACCTCGCGTCGTCCCTGTCGGCCGTCCTTCCGATCGCCGCGGCGAACAAGATCAGCTTCGCCGAGGTCGGCGGGGCGCTGGCCACCATGACGTCGATGGGCGTCTCGGCCCGGCAGGGCTCGCAGGACCTCGCGTTCACGATCCGCAGCCTCGGCAACCCGACGTCGGTGGCCACCAACGAGATGGCCGCGTTCGGGATCAACAGCACCGACGTGTCCCGGAGGCTCGGCAAGCTCGGCCTCACCGGCACCATCGGCTACCTGTCCGACGCCATCACCTCCAAGATGGGCAAGTCGGGCCTGGTCCTGGTCAAGGCGATGAACCAGTCGAAGTCCGCCGCCGCCGACGCGCAGACGATGCTCAAGCTGCTGCCCAAGTCGATCCAGGGCGTCTCCAAGGCCTACCTCGACGGCGGCGCCAGCTACACCACCTGGTACAACGCGACGAAGAGCCTGCCGCTGACCGCGAAGACGATGGCCGACCAGTTCGCCGCGGTCGCCGGCAAGGCGCACGGGTTCAACTCGCTGCTCACCTCCGGCTCCCCGGCCGCGCAGACCTACTCCGCCGCGATGGCGAAGATGCTCGGCGGCGCGACCGGCCTCAACGTCGGCCTGATGCTCACCGGGGTCCACGCGAAGACGTTCAACGACAACGTCAAGGCGATCGCCGGGTCCGCGAAGAGCACCGGCGACAACATCAACAACTGGGGCCTGATCCAGAAGAACTTCAATTTTCAAATGGGCAGCGCCGAGAAGGCCGTCCAGGCGATGGCGATCAGCTTCGGGCAAGTGCTGCTGCCCGACGCGACCAAGGCGATGCACGCCCTCGCCCAGTTCGGCCAGTGGCTCGCCAAGCACACCGCCGCCTGCAAGGCGCTGGCGATCGTCGTCGGGGTCCTGCTCGCGGGGGCGCTCGCCCACGGGCTCACGGGGGCGCTGAAGACCGCCGCGGGGGGGTTCAAGGACCTGTACGGCGGGGCCAAGTCGGCGATCGGCTTCTTCAGGGGCGCCGAGGGCGAGACCTCCCAGTTCGGCAAGATCATGGGCGGCCTCGGGAACGCCGCGAAGTCGGCGGGGTCGGTCGTCTCCAAGGCGTGGTCCGGGACGATGAGCGCGCTCAGCTCCGCCTGGTCGGGCATCAGCGGCGCGGCGTCGTCGGCGGGCTCCGCGGTCGCCAGGGCCTGGTCGTCGTCGATGTCGAAGATCGGCAGCGCCCTGTCGTCGGCCTGGTCGGGGATAACGTCCGCGCTGAGCAGCGCCTGGTCCGGCATCACGAGCATGGCGTCGTCGGCGGGGTCGGCGATCGCCTCGGCCTGGTCGTCGTCGATGACCGCCATCTCGGGGGCGGCCCAGGCGGCATGGTCGGGGATCGTCTCCGGCCTGTCGACGGTCGGGGAGGCGCTGGCAGGGGCGGCCTCGTCGGTGGCGGAGTTCGCGGCCGGGATGGCGTCGCAGCTCGCCGAGGCCAGCGCGGCGACCGTCGCGTGGGTCGGCGAGCACGCTGCGGCGACCGCCGCGTTCGTCGCCGAGAACGCGGTGCAGATCGCCTCCGCGACGGCGGCGTTCATCGCGGAGAACCTCGCCACCCTCGGGATCGTCGCCGGGATCGCCCTGCTGGTCGCCGCGATCGTCTACCTGGCCACCCACTGGAAGCAGGTCTGGGGCGACGTCAAGAAGTGGGCGCTGGACGCCTGGCGGTTCCTCGACGACGACGTGATCCACCCGATCGTCGACGGCGTCCGGGGCCTGGTCTCCGACGTGACCGGGTTCTTCACCCGGCTCGGCCATGACCTGGTGGCGGCGGTGGAGTGGCTGCACGACGAGGAGGTCTCCTGGTTCGACCGGATCTGGCATGACGTCGTCGGCGCGGTGTCGAGCCTGGTCAGTGACGTTATGCGGTTCTTCGAGCAACTGCCGGGGCGGATCCTGGGCGCGACCGCGAAGTTCGGGTCGCTGCTGCTGTCCGCGGGCAAGGCGGTCGTCGAGGGGCTGATCCACGGCATCGAGGGCATGGCGTCGGACGCGATCGGGACCGTGACCCACCTCGGCGGGGAACTGCTGTCCGGCATCGGGTCCGCGCTCGGCATCGGGTCGCCGTCCAAGGAGTTCGCGTGGATCGGGCAGATGATCACCGCGGGCCTGAGCCTGGGCATCAACTCGACCCGGCAGCAGGCCGTCGACGAGTCCCGCCTCCTCGGCGAGCTGGTCGCCGCGGCGGCGCTCACCGGGAGCGTCACCGCGAAGGAGGCATCCGAGCTCCGCAAGCGGATCACCGAGGCCCTCGCGACGGCGCTGAAGGGCGGCGTGCAGGACGCCCTCGCCGCCGGCACCACCCACCAGATCGGGGCGGCGGCGATCAAGCTGCTGAAGACGATCTGGGACGCCGTCGCGGGCGGCGACATCGACCGCTCCCAGGCGTCCGCGATGGCCGAGTGGGTCAAGGCCGACAACGCCCGCCTGCAGGCCCTGGCGGTGAAGCGGAACGCGATCGCGAAGGAGCTCGCCGCCGCCCAGTCGCTCGCCTCGAGCACCGCCTCGGCGGCGGAGGGCACCTACAACCTCAGCTCCGCCGCGACCACCTCGAGCGGCGGGACGGCGTCGGTGGCGGGCATCATCTCCACCCTGCGGGGCGACGTCGCGAACATCCGCAAGTTCGCCTCCAACATCCGCAAGCTGGCCCGCGAGGGGCTCAACAAGAACTACCTGAGCCAGCTGATCGCGATGGGCCCGGACCAGGGCGGGGCGCTCGCGCAGGAGCTCGCGAACGCGGGCCTGGGGCAGCTGAAGCAGATCAACGCGGCGGAGGCCGGGATCACCTCCGCCTCCAACGCCCTCGGCGACGCCGCCGTGTCCGCCATGTACACCGCCGGGAAGCAGTCCGGCGCCGGGTTCCTGCAGGGGCTGAAAGACCAGGAGAAGGCGATCGAGGCCGTCATGGCCGCGATCGCCGCGAGCATGGTGAAGAAGCTCCGGAAGGACCTCGGGATCGCATCCCCGTCGCAGGTGATGTTCGACCACGGGGTGCTGATCGCCCAGGGCCTCGCGCTCGGCATCGCGTCCGGGGCCGGGCAGGTCGCGCGGGCGACGGCCGGGCTGAGCGCGGCCGTGTCGCTCGGGTCGACGCGGGGCTCGTACGCGCCCGGGGCGCTGTCGGCGGGAGGGTCGCTGACCGTCAACCAGCCGATCACGGTGAAGGCGGAACTGAACGGGAGGCAGATCTGGGAGTCTATGCAGCAGGAGACGTTCCACTACAACATCAGGAACAGCGGGGCGGTCACCGGGACGGTCAGGCCGGGGGCGTGAGATGAGCCTGTCCCTGGTGAAGGTGACGCCTTCGTCGTCGGTGATGGCGGAGGCCGCCCCGGTCGCCGGCCCGCAGTCGCAGCAGATCGGCAACACGGCCGGGAACATGCTGCTGGCGGTCGCCGCGTGGAACACGTGCGCGCTCACCCCCGGGTACGCGGGGATCACCCCGGCGAGCAGCGTGGCGGACTCGGCGGGGAACTGGTGGCGGCTCGCCGGGGACTCCGGGGCCGCGGGGGACTCGGCCCGGTGCGCGGCGTGGGTGTGCGACTCGGCGCTCGCCGTCCCGGGCACGGGCTGGTGGTCTTTCGCGCTGCAGGGGTACGCGTCGGCGGCGTGCTGGGCGGTCGCGGAGTTCTCCGGCGCCCCGTCGGGGTGGGAGCCCGTCATCGACTTCGCCGTCGCCTCGAATACGGGCACGTCGGGGTCGGGGACGTCGGTGACCCTGTCCGCGGTGACGGGGCAGGCCGACTGGTGCTTCGCGCTGGCGTGCGCGTCGGGGTCGGCGGCGACGATCACCGCCCCGGGCGGGACATGGTCGACGGTCGTCACCGGCGACGGCGGCGGGGGCGGCCTCGACCCTGGCGCGTTCATCGCCGCGGCCGCCGTGTGGGGGTCCTTCGGGTCCGCCGGGACGGCGTCGGCGACGTTCGCCGTCGGCGGCGGGTCCGCGCCGACGGCCGGGGTGCTGATCGGGCTGTCGCAGGCGTCCTACCCGCCGTC